GATTTCGTGCAGCGGCGCTTGCGCGACCCCGCTGGGAGGGTCCGCTCCACGTTCACCCCGCAGGTAGCCGAGTACATCCGCGAGTTCGCGATGCACATCCGGCAAGAAATCGGGGGCTCGCCCGGGTTCTTAGAGCCCATCAGCGAAGAGGAGTATGAGGAAACACGCAACAAGAACCAGTTGAACAAATTCCATGACGTCCTGCCAATTTACGACATCCATAATTATGATGATCGCAAGGGCTTCATGAAGCGCGAAGTACTCGCTGACCCAACAAAAGCCGGCCGTGGGATCTGTACATTTCCCCCAGAATCACAGGCTCTTGGCGGCCGTATTGCATTAGCGTATGCGGCTGCCATGAAAGCCTGCCCATGGATGGCTTGCGGTCTTAACCCCGCAGAGACAACCCAAGCGGTTGTGAGGGTCTGCTCCGGCAAAAAGGAAATAACCGGGTCAGACTTCAGTGCACAAGACGCCACCATAGATGAGAACAAAAGGTGCGTCGAATTGATGCTACTCTTACAACTCTTTGATCTCATGTGGCATGCCTTGATTCAAGATTGGCATTACACAGATTATTGCGGGCGGGTATTGTACGGCGATCCTGGAACTAAACGCGAGGCTCACGAGTTCGAAGGCTCGAGGGGAAGCGGAAGCCCATTTACTACACTAGGCAACACACCACTTACAGGGTTGTTCGCCTACGTCGCCTTACGCCTCTCGGGTCAAATGCCACCCGATGCGTGGGCCAACCTCGGCATATATTCCGGAGACGACGGAGTCACTGCCGACCTACCTCCCGAATTTTGCGTTCAAGCCGCCGAGGCTTTGGGCTTTCTTGCCAAAACCACGGTCCACTGTAAATACATTCCTTTTCTTGGACGCGATTACTTCGACCCTATTGGTGGCAGCACCTCCAGCATCCAGTCACCACTCCGAACAGCTTCAAAGCTTCACACGACGCTCCTCAACATCGAGGGCGAGTTCACCGCTGAAGAAACCATGATCATGAAAGCCATTTGCCTTCAGGTTACGGATAAGAACAGCGACTTCTTTGGGCCCTGGTCCAAGAAGGTACTCGAAGAAGCTGGGAAGAAGCAAGCGAACAGCATCCAAAACCTTAAAACCAAGGTTCTCAAATACCCTGGACTCCATCCGTATTTCGCCGTCACAGCTCTCAAGACCCAGGAGACGTTTCACAACAGTCCTGGTGATTTCGAGGAGCTGTTTGAAGAACAAATGCCCGGTTTCGACTGGAGCACCTTCAACAGTTGGCTTAAGAACGGTGAAGGCCCGTGCCCGACACTCTGGGACCACCCCGAGTATGACGATAAGCGCATGGAGGCAGTAGCACCGGTCACCATTGCTATGTCCGGTGTGAATGAAGAGAGGCACATGATTGAGTACCTTCCGCCCAACCGGGTGGCAAAAGGCGTCCGCGAGAAGTCCGGCCTTTTACCACCTAAGGACTGGGTAGACAAACGAGCGGCAAAAGGCGTCCGTGAGAAGTCCGGCCTTTTTCCACCTAAAAACCCGGCTGGCATCGAGCACGACACGGATTTGTGGTCGATGCACGATCCGGATGTGTGGTCGATGGACGGTAATCCGTCCGAGGACCTCCATCAAAACAAGAAGGTGACGTTCGCTGAAAACGTGGAAATCAAAGAGGTTAAGAAAGTTCAACTACCCTTTCATCCACGACCCCGCAAAAATGGAGCCCCACCAGCACCCAAGAAAAAGCACAAGCAAACTGCTGGAAAACACAAGAAATTCTTGGGTCACCTCGAAGAACTCGGCCTACTGGAAGAATACCGTGCCGCCAAAATTGTAGATACCGATCCGGACGATGTGCGAAAAACCAAACGCAAAGTCCGGACTGAAATTGCGAAAATCGCGCAAGGCTCTG